ACAGATGAGACAGATGAGACTATTAGACCAAGGTATAGTATACTAATAGACTAAAACTAAGAAAAATTCTTAGTAATAAATAGATATAATTTCTTCTCCATTGCCTATAAATAGCAGTATAACAATAATAAGTTAAATAGGGGAGACTATTATGGACATGATGATTAGATTTTGGTATGAGTTGATGCCAGTCATTATTGCGGTTGTAGCATGTGTATTATGTGCTATACGAGCATCAAGCGAAGTTGGAAGACTGCGCTTATTTTTTACGATGGCTACTGTGTCGTGTGTGCTTCTAATACTAGCACAGACTTCGTGGTGGTCAGTACTCGTATTTGAGCTAAAAGAAGTAACAGCGTACATTGATGACGATGCGGCTAATATGGTATGGACATTATTCAATACAATAACAATGCTTGCGTTTATTGTATCTGCTGTGGATAGTAAAAAATTTAGAACGACACTTAAAAGAACATGAGAACTTTTCTGCCACAAGATGCTAGATGTATAGATATTGTATCTGCGTTTTCGCTAATGGCGTTAGCGGTTAAAGCCGGTTTGGTAGGAAGTATTGAATCTAATCTGATGGAAGTACGACAAGCACCATTCTGGGTAATGATATTTTTGTTGTTGGGTTTATTACATCTTATATCAATATATTTACATCCATTTGCTGAAACCTTACGGGCTATTATTTCGGGAATATCTGGATTGTTCTGGATATATTTATTTCTTAATTCAATTGCTGACCATACTCATACGCCTATTCAAATATTTTTAGGAATAGGGTGCTTGTACTCAGCGATTATCACAACTCTGTATATAAAACAATCATGGAAGAGTTAATATTCATACAGCAATATGCTGGCGCAATAACTGTGGTTGTAGGTGGGATATCTGGCGTTATAGTCTGGATTATGTCTAAGCGTAAGACTGACCTTGATGCTAAAACTTCTGTGTTTGAACAGCAACGATTGAACATGGCTCAACTCCTACAACAAAACAGAGACATGGCAGAAGACCTTGCTGTATTAAGACAGCGACTGGCAGTAATGCACGAAGAGCAACTGGGACTAATGGATGAAGTCAGAGCAATGAAGACTTGGTATTTCATGAGGGTACAGTTTTGTGACTCTTGTGGATTAGTTGATGACGCACAAAGAATATTCGGCACTGACAAAAGAAAAAAAGATAGGTCATTCCCTACGATTGATGACCGCAGAGGCGAAGGCGAAGAGGCAGTTAAGAAATTCGTCCCAGATGAATAATACATATATTTCGTATAAATACATACATTAGGAGATAATGTATGAGCGTTAAAAGCGACTTAATAAAAGAAATGGAACTCCGTCTTGGCGGAGGCATGGTAGATGTAGAGCTTGACCCAGAGCACTACGAGTTAGCAATCAAAAAAGCATTACAGAAATATCGTCAACGAGCCGAGAATGCTGTAGAAGAAAGCTTTGTACATCTTAATCTTATTGAAGATGTGAGTGAGTATACACTACCAGACGAAATCATTGAAGTAAAAGATATCTATCGTAGAACCACGGGTGTATCATCTGGTACTGGTAACGATATTGAACCATTTCAAGCAGCTTTTATGAATACCTATTTACTAGGCAGTCAAAAACAAGGCGGTTTAGCATCATTTGATTTTCTACAACAAAACAGAGAGACAATGGGTCGTTTGTTTGGTGCTGAGATGATGTTCACTTGGCGGCCACAAGACCATAAACTTCTAATTCATCGCAAAGTTAAAGCCAACGATTCTGCTTATCTGCATGTATATAACTATCGTCCTGATGATAATCTTTTAACTGATACATACGCTGGTCCATGGTTGCGTGATTATGCATTTGCTCATGTTAAATTAATGCTAGCTGAAGCACGTGGCAAATTTGCGCAAATCGCTGGACCACAAGGTGGTACAAGTTTGAATGGTGACCAGCTCCGTGCTGATGCTCAGACAGAATTAGAAAAATTAGATATAGAGCTTACATTGTATAATGATGGTTCAACTGGACTAAGTTTTGTAATAGGCTAATGGAATCTATAAATATTAATATTCTGTATTTTGGATTACCTAGAAAAATAAGTGACTTGTTAGACCATCATATTGAATATTTCACAATTGTTCGCAACATGGCAAAGGAGTTTCACAGCGTCCATGTAAATGTACGAGTTATATATAGTGTAATAGATTATGTCGGTGACATTAATGGTATTAAACAAAAATGGAATGACGCTGACATGGAATTTGTGTATGCTCCCGTGTCAGAAAGACACCGCCAGCGTGAGATTTTAAAAACTTCTCTACTTCTTGAAAAATATAATGTCAATTCGGTTAATATTTCATGGGATCATCCTACTCGTGATTTGATGATTTATTTCAAACAGATATATGCGAGAGCGCTGGCTTGTGAAATAGGATTAAAAAATATATCGCCGAATGAAATGGTGATTATTACCAGAACCGATGTAACGTTTAATAATAAAGGCGGTTCAAACATACATGTCACAAGTCCAACTATAACTAAAGATTTTGCTATTGGTCATATTTCTCAGAGAGTTTCTGAATTGTTATATGCAAACGAGATATTAACATTTGCCCGTGATAACATAGTTGATGATCATGCAATGCATAATATTTTTGTTGAAAGTTTGAAATACAGAATGATAACAAAAGAAAAAATTACAATTGGAGTACACGTCCAAGATACATCGTTTGTCACAGACGTTAAAACAGCTTTGCTATATTTTGGAAACAATGTGGCCGAGCAAGTGGCTATATATCTCCGAGAGCCAAATAAAGAGCATTTGCAAGGTAAAAAATATGATCAGCATAGAACATGTATTGACTATTTAAATAATTCTTATATGCGTTCATATAAGAAAGGAAGCTTGATGATATCAGAAAAGCCTATTATAGTGGCTAGAGTGTATAAATTATGAACTGGCAACGAACCGCAGCATACACATATATAGCGATATGTATATTTGATTTCATGTTAGTACCAATGTGGTTCGGTATTGTACGAGCATATCTAGACCCATTTGATTTAATACAAAAAATGCTTGAATTGGACACGGCAGTACAGGTACAACTGATTCAAGCATATACATTTCAACACGAGCCATTCACATTAAAAGGTGGTGGTTTATTTCACTTAGCATTTGGTGCGCTATTGACAGGCACTACAATATTTTCAAATAAACCTTAAAAAACTATTGACAAGTAATACATCTTACTCTATGATCATAAAGTAAGTTAATGAGTGAGAGAAAAGACATGTTCAAAGTTTATCTAACAAATTTCGGTTACTTTCTTCAGGACACCTTTGCTACTCGTGCGGAAGCCGAGCGAGAAGGTCGTAGAAATGGTTTTGCTTATTCTGTTGTGGAGATGAACTAAGATGGCTAACGAAAATTTTATGTTTAACGCATACGGTAACACTCTAGTTGTTTACGCTAGTGATATTTCCATTGAGCGTGGCGAGTCTAATTTAAACGAGGATATTAGTGACCTTTATGTAGCAATGACCAAAGCCAATCGTGAGATGCTTTGGTGTAATCCAGATGCTTGTGAAGGTACTTGGGAACTTGATTGTGAGATTATGAATGCTTACAAATGGGTAGAAACGAATACATACAAACTACTAGATGGTGGTTATGTAGATTAAAGAGGTAAAAATTATGATTAAGAAACTATTAGCGATTACAGCAATCGCGGTGACTATGACAGGTTGTGCTACACAGCAACAAAATGGACAAATGTTAGGCGCAATGGTAGGCTATGCGGTTGGTAATCAGATTGGTGGTGGCATGGGTAATGTTGCGGCAACAGCAATCGGCACAATGGTTGGTATGAATGCGGGTGGAGCCGTAGGTGCTAACATGGACCGCCCACCGCAGGTAGTATATGTTCAAGATAATAACCAGCCACAATACGCACCGCAACAGCAATATGTGCCTACTCGGTCTGCGAGACAACAATGTTGGGATTATCCTTCTATTGGCGAGCGCGAAGCGTGTGTTCGTGGTGTAGAGCAAGCAGAAAGACGATTACAGCGCCAGCGTGAAGACGCTGCTTATCGTGCTGGTCAAACATACGCTAACTAAGGATTTCACATGGATGATATTTCACGGTTAATAGAGATTGTGTTATCGAGCATATTGGTGTATACTATTATTGTAGGCACACATGAATATTATGAGAGAAAAAACAAGTGACTAAAAAAATAATAGGTATTTGTGGTTTAATAGGACACGGTAAAGACACGGCAGCTGGATTTCTTATAGAGGAAGGATATGAACGTATTAGTTTTGCTGGAGTACTCAAAGATGTATGTGCCAGTTTATTTGGTTGGGATAGAATATTACTTGAAGGCAACACTCCGGAATCTCGTATATTCCGTGAAACAGTAGACCCATGGTGGGAGAAGCGATTAGGTATAAAAGGATTCACGCCTAGATATGCGCTTCAGAATATAGGTACTGATGTATTTCGCAATCATTTTCATAAGGATATTTGGGTAGCGGCATGTGAGCGCCGTGTGATGAACACTGACAAGAATGTTGTTATTTCAGATTGTCGGTTTTTCAACGAGTTGCAATCTATAAAAGATTTAGGTGGCGAAATCGCTGTGGTTTGGAGAGACGAATATCCAGAATGGTGGACAAATGCGGTACTCACTAATACTACTACTGAAGATGAAGAGTATGTGATACACGACAAAGGATTCCACATGGAAGTATCGTATCCTGATGTACATCCAAGTGAATGGAGCTGGGCAGGCTGGCAATTTGATTACACATTGTACAACCATACGACATTAGATGATTTTAGACAAAATGTTAGGGATAATCTACTAAGATAACTCTATTTAAGCGGTTTTCCTTGAATATGCTATAAATACGCTTAGGAATATATAAATTCTTAATTACGTAATTATAGAAAAAAGGAGAACTCCGAAAATGGCAAATCTTGTTTCGCCTGGCGTACAGGTAACAGTTATAGATGAGTCCATCTATGGTCCGTCTGGTTCTGGTACAGTTCCAGTTCTTTTCATCGCAACCGGTGAAAATAAAGTAGACCCTACTGGCACTTACTCTGATGGCATTGCAAACTACACAAAACCAGAAAATTCTGGTAAACCAGTTCTCGTGACTTCACAGCGCGAACTAACCCAATACTTCGGTAACGTAGACTTCCGTTCAGTAGCAGGTACAGTTCAACAAGGTGACGAGACAAATGAATACGGTCTATTGGCCGCTTACTCTTTCTTAGGACAATCTTCGGCAGCATACGTTGTCCGTGCAGATGTTGATGTAACTCAGCTTCGTCCTAATACAGCTATGCCTGTTGGTAATCCAACATTTGGCGTATATTGGCTAAATCCAGAAACATCTAACTTTGGTATCTTTGAATACGATGGTTCTGAGTGGGTTGCTAAAACACCTTACGTAGAAGTTGTTTCTGCGGCAGGCACAGCGACAACTGCTTATGATGAAGGTGAATACCTAGTTGAAGTTGTTAACAGTGCTGGCAGCACTATGTTGGCATACTACAAAGGTATCGGTGGTATTTGGACTGAGGTAACAACTACAATTGCTCCTCACTACTCAATTCCAGGCGCTCCTCTAGTGGGAGATACTTGGATTAAGTCTACACAACCTGGCGGCGGTATCAACCTAGATGTATCTCTATTTGACGGCAAAACATTTGTTGAGCAACAAGTTTTATATGTAGGCACAAATACTCCTACTGGTACAACATCTGATACATTCCAAGATGGTACATTGGCTACAAGTCGTACACTTCTAGATGGTGACTTATGGTTAGAAGTTGTCGGCAACGAAGTATCAATCAAACGCTGGGATGATACTCCAGCTGGCCAAGAATGGGACGATATTACTACTGACCCTACATTTGCTACAGGTGGCTACACTGCTGATGTTTCATCTGAACAACCAGTTGGCGCACCAAATGATGGTACACTATGGTTCTCTCCAGCAGTTAATCAGTACGCAGTTTACGAAGTTAAAACTGACGGCGGTGTTCAAAAATGGTTCCGTGTAGAAGACGTACAGTACTCTACAGTTGCTCCACTCACTGACACTCAAGGCGGCGCACTATCTAACGGTGATTACTGGATTGACACAAGCGAGCAAGACAACCTTGTTATATATCGTCACAATGGCACATCATGGAAACTAAAAGATGTATCTGACCAATCTACATCTGATGGTGTTATTTTCTCTGATATCACAGCCAATGATACTGCTCCTGGCGCATTTGAGACTGACCTATTGGATGATGCCCCAAGTGCTCTAGTAATGCCAGTTGGCATGACAGCAATCAACATGTGTCGTTCTGCTAACACAGTACGAGTATATGATGCTAGTCTAGAAACTGATTGGAAATGGCGTAACTTTGCTGGTAACCAAGCTGATGGTTCTGGCTCATTTGGTTCTAAAGCACAGCGTAAAGTAATTGTTTCTGCTATGCAAGAAGCTACATTTGCTGAAGAGCTTCGCGAAGAGACTGTTTTCTTCCGTCTAATTGCTGCTCCTGGTTACCCAGAGTTGTATGACGAAATGGTTACTCTAAACAGTGACCGTAACGAGACAGCATTCATCATTGTAGATGCTCCGATGAAACTTACACCAAATGATGCTATCAAGTGGATTCAAGGTGCTGATGCTAATGAAAATGGTGTGGATGGTCTAGTTGGTCGTAACACTTACACAGCGGCTTACTACCCAAGTGTTCTAACTACTAACCCATCAACTGGTGATTCAGTAGTTGCTCCAGCGTCTCACTCTGTACTATACACATACGCTTACAACGACAATGTTAGTTACCAATGGTTCGCTCCAGCAGGTCTAACTCGTGGTGTTGTTCAAAACGCATCTAACGTTGGTTATGTGAATGACGAAGGTGAGTTTGTAGCAGTAGCACTTAACCAAGGTTATCGTGACGCTATGTACGAAAACAAACTAAACCCAATCGCACGTTTTGTTGCTGACGGTATCGTTGTTTTTGGTCAGAAGACATTGAATCCAGTAGCTTCGGCGCTAGACCGTGTCAACGTAGCACGACTAACTTGTTACTTGCGTGAGCGTTTTGCTGTTATTGCTCGTCCATACTTGTTTGAGCCTAACGACAAAAACACTCGTGTCAACGCAAAAGCTACATTTGATGGCTTTATGGGTAATATGATGGCGCTTCGTGCGGTATATGATTACTTGACAGTGTGTGATGAATCAAATAACACACCTGCGCGTATAGATGCTAATGAGCTATGGATAGATGTAGCAATTGAGCCTACTAAAGCGGCTGAATTCATCTACATACCAATTCGTCTGGTTAATACTGGCGAGCTATAATAGACTATATTCAAGTCAACAATACAAAGCGGACTAAATGTCCGCTTTTTTTATGAGTGTTTTGTATAAATACAATATATAGTAATGTCTTTATAGGAGAATAAAATGGCTGTTACAATTAATAACTTCAATGTACCTACTGATACAGAAAGCGGTGCAACACTAATGCCTAAATTGGCATACCGTTTCCGTGTAGACTTTAATGGTCTAGGCGGCAATACATCTTCAACTCGTGTAACACGCAACGTGATTAGCGTTGGTCGTCCTTCGTTGACGCATGAAGAAATCACAGTAGATGCATACAACTCAAGAATTTATCTAGCAGGTAAACACAACTGGGAACCAATTACACTTGTCCTTCGTGACGATGTTGATTCTAACGTTATTCGTCAATTAGGCGAGCAAATGAACCTTCAAGTTGACCACAATGAACAATCTTCGGCATTTACAGGTGCACAATACAAATTTAACTTGTCTATTGCTACATTAGACGGTTCAAATGAAGATAATGGTACTGAAGCTGAGCTAGACCGCTGGGACCTTGCTGGTTGTTTTATCACTAATATTCAATACGGTGAGCTAAACTACGCATCTGGTTCGGAAATGGTACAGGTAACTATTACTGTTCGTTACGATAACGCTGCACATGTTATTGTTAACGGTGCCAATCAAAGCGAAGATGCTCTATCTGGTAAAGCATCTGGCCGTTTCGGCGACGGACTTTTGGCTTCTACTAAAAACTAAGTTTATTAGAGGCATTAAATGGGTCTTAAAAAGTTAGGCGACCTGGCGGCTGAAATCTATGGACAAAAAAATGTTCCTAGTAAAGAAATTCAGTCGCTAATACCTAGATTTAGATTTCAGTTCAATGTGAGTATCCACTACATGGGGCCAAACGGTGAAGAAAAATTCATTAGTACTTGGTCAGCAGATAGTGGTTCTAAACCTGCGTTCAGAATATCTGGTATTACATTGCCTACTCATGCCGCCAAAATGTCAACGCTTAATCAATATAATAAAAAGCGTGTGATTCAAACAGGAGTGGAATACAATCCTGTAGTTTTGTCGGCATATGACACCAGAGATGGCGCCCTTGAAGACTTTTTGTTAGCGTATCATCAACACTATTATAATGGTGTAATGTATGGCGATGACGCAAAGTATATCAATGATATCAACATAGGTGAGAGATTTGCTTTTGGAAACTCAATTTATGGCGATAATAGCTCATTGACTGGCTATTCGGCTCCCAAAGATAGAAACTTTATTAAAAAAATAGTTATTGAACGGGTATCTAGTCCTAAAGACACTATAATCACAGTCATACATAATCCGTTCATCCAGTCTTTAGAAGCAGACCCATTATCGTATGATGATAATCAAACGATGCAATATAGAATAACCTTTATGTATGAAGGTTATTCTATTGGCTCACCTCCAGACCTTACAGATTCAGGCAGTCCAACTCCTTTAGATAAACAATATCTAGATAGAGATGAAGCATATCCTGTCACCGAATCTGGAAATCCTACACCAATGTGGGCACAAGGTCCTAGAGATAGATATCCTGTTACTGAATCTGGTAGCCCGACTCCGATGTATGCGCAGAGTCCGAGTCAACCATATCCTGTTACTGAATCCGGCAGTCCAACGCCATCATTCTTGCCGACTCCAGTACCTGAATCGGATGAAGTAAAGTTAGGCAGAGTAGCAACCGCATTGTACTTTGGCAGACAAACAGCATTGCCGTTCGGAAAGACCGTTCAAACAGAATTGGGTACAGGTAAAAAATTCATATATCTAGGCAATAATGCAGAAGCAAATGTTCTTGGAGCTAAGACCGTGGCTGGCGAATCAATGTCTCGTTTATATGCCGATGACATACCTGCTAACTATAAAGAAGTATATAGCAACAAGCCGTCTTCCACTAATTAGGAATAACTTATGGCTAAGTTTCAACAAGGACAATACGAACCAAACAATCCAGGCAAATACTTAGGCAAAGGCTTGCCTAGGTATCGCAGTGGATGGGAACTAGCTGTATTCAGAATGTTTGATAATCACCCATCTGTATTAGGATGGGGCAGTGAAACACATAGAATACCATACAAAAATCCACTGACAGGCAAACAAACAACATATGTTCCTGATATACTAGTGGTATATAATGATAGAGATGGCAAAAAGCATGCCGAAATGATAGAAATAAAACCAAGCAAGCAAACATTAGGTGAAGCACGAAGTCAGGCAGATAAAGCCGCGGCAGTAGTGAATCATGCGAAATGGACTGCGGCAAGAGCATGGTGTAAGCAACAAGGCATTGGATTTAGAGTTATTACAGAACACGAAATCTTTAATAAACCTTCAGGTTCTAAGAAGAGAAAACGATAATGAGTAATAGAAAATTAGAAGAAACATTCAATCTACCACCAATTGAAGACATTGATATGGACTTTGAGGCTGATGACGAATCAGAAGAAGAATTGTCCTTGGACGAAATAAAACACCAAATACAAGAATATGAAGGTCAAATGAATGTCGCACAACGAGCCGATGCCGCTATGCCAGTCGTCACTGGCTTTGAGCAACTTGAACGGGAAATGGACGAATATGCCGCACAAGCAATGGGTTCATTCAAAGATTTAATTGACCTAGGTCATAATGTAGAAGACAGACATGCCGCTCCTATCTTTGATTCAGCAAGTAAAATGCTAACAGCGGCACTACAAGCTAAACAAGCAAAGATGGACAAGAAACTTAAAATGCTTGACTTACAACAAAAGCAAGCTAAACTTGAGCTAGAGCAAGCCAAGTTTGAGTTTCAGAAACAAAAAGAAGAAGCCAAGAATGAAGACCGTGCTGAGACAATTGAAGGCAGAATTGTTGGTGACCGAGCGACTATGCTGGCTGAAATCATGAGCCAAATGAACAAGAAGTAATAAATACTACTATATAATATTTCCGGAGATATTTAATGAAATCGTTCAAACAGTATTTGGCAGAAAGTAAGCAGACCTATCAATATCGCATTAAGTTGGCGAAAGAACTAACAAACGAGGAGTTGGACCGTATTGAGCGCCACCTTGTGAAGTATGATGTTCAGAAATTCTCTGCTCCAAAAAAACTAATGCTACAATCTACGCCATATGATTTCCCACAATTACGTGGTTATGAAATCTATGTTGCGGAATTTACAACAACTATTCCAGCAAGTGCTTACCAGATTCAAACTGAAATTCAGAATCTAATCGGCATTTCTGATGGTTTTATGAAAGTGCGTTCAGATATGGAACCACTAGAAAAACAAGAACAAGAATCGTTGGCAGGCGAAGACGAAGCAACGAGTCTGTTGGCTGATGACAAATATAGCGAAGCAGAAAAAGTAAATGCTGAAGACTACTACGGCGACAAATACAATACTAAGTTTGTACAAGAGTTGCTAAAACTACGCAAAGACAAGGAAAAAGAATAATGGATACATTAAGTAGACTTAAAACACTTGCGGGACTAGGTAACACGCAAGTTAACGAAGGCACATATACGTGTGTCCACGCAAAAAAAGGTAAAACAGAAGTAGAAGCAGATAGCTCATATGCCGCGGCTAAAAAAGCTGCTGAAAAATGGGGTCTAAAGTCTACTGCTGGTATTGATGCTCATAAACACACTGCCGAGCCAGTAGCATTCACAGAACAAGAAGTAACAGAAGCAAGTAACATTATGGGTGAATTCAATGATGTGATTAGAGATGCTATTAGCAGTGCTGAAGAAGCAGGCGCATATGGCGATGTTCGTGATGAAACAGTAATACAAGCATACGAGGCTTTCAGTAGAGGCGACTTCACTGGCGCGGCTGAAATGATTCTTGCTGATTTTGCTGACCAAGATGGCGGCGAAGTTAGTGCTATTGAAGATATCTACCATGACTTGGTGTCGGATTTAAAATACATTGCCACTAAAACTAACGAAGCAATCCTATCACCAGAAGAGTTCATGAAACGCGCTCCAAAAGATGATAGACGCCCATCTAACATGGAAATCTATTCTGATTACAAAGAAATGGAAGCAACTGGTGACGCTGACCCTTATCAGTTTGTCCTAGACAAATATCCGTTCCTTACTCCAGAAAAACTAGACATGATTCTAGGAGATTTGGATGAGTCAGTTGAATCAGATTTCGGTCCTGATGACCCACGTTATGCGCCAGAAAAACCTCGTTGGCATTTCTCTTCAGGCATATACGCTGTTGGCTCGGCATCATACGATGACAAAGAAGAAGTAACAATGACTGATGAGCAAGCAGAAGCACTAAACGCTAAGATTGATTCTGTTGACGAAAAAACAAAATCCTCTATATGGAAACGTATATGGGCATCTGAAGACCAACAAGAATTTGACGATAACATTGCTGATATCATCAATGGCGGTGGTTCACAAGCAGATATGTTTGGTGAAGAAAAAATCACTGAAGCGCCAACAATGGATACAACACAACTAGTAAATATGATGCGTAATGCTGGTCTGTCAGAAGACACTATTACACAGAAACTTGAAGAGTGGGCTAACACTCCGGAAGGTGTTGGTGAAGTTGAGCCAACTGCTCACGGCGATGCTTATGATTTCGCACAATCAGTAAATCTATCACTTAAGAAATACCTTGATGCTCAAGATATGAAAGTTAGCGTTAATGAAAGCCACACAGGCGAATCACTGATGGAAGCATACAAAGCATACAAAGGTGAAGTAGTTGAATCTGAAGAAGAGATTAACGAATCTGAAGAAGACGGCAAGTGTCCAAGCTGTAAAGGCACTGGATTTGAACGCCGTGGTGATGAAAAAGAGATTTGTGATGATTGTGATGGCAGTGGCAAGTATGCTGATTACAAGTCCAGAGGAGAAAAAAAGGCCGCTAATGATAAAAAGATGGACGAATCTTCTGACATTGAACGCCTAAAAAGACTTTCGGGTCTATAAAAGAACACTTGCTTTAGGACCGTTATAGTTACCGGCTTTGCCGTTATTCATCCTAAGCGTGTCAGTTTTGCCCACACTGTTGAACCACGATTCGCTACCGTGACTTCATAAAGTGGGCTTTTTATTGCCTACTAAATAAGATTATGAATAGACCTATATTAGAATTCACAGATTCAGTTGGACAGATAGTAACATTTTGTATTCCTTCGCCTCATACTAAAATATGTTGTAATTTAAGCGGTGGCGCAGATAGTGCTATATTGGCATATATGGTCGTTGATTATTGTGAAAAATATATACCAGAAGCAGAAATTAATTTTATAACAATAGCTAATCCAATAAAAGGATGGTATCACGGCGCATGGGCAAATAAAGTAGTTGATAAAATATTACATATGACAAACACCATGATGATAAAATCGCATACAATCTTTTATAGGGATGACCAGCGGCGAGAAGAAATTTCACAAATAGAGAATGACTATTTTGATAAGAATATAGCAACTTACTTTCTAAATGCTGTTAATCAGAATCCTCCCTTGGAAATAGAAGATTTGTTAGAAGGCAGATTTGAAGCACGAGATCCGGATAAAATAAAAATAGAAGATGAAATTTATGAATCTGGATTTACAAGACGCAGACCATTCTTTAATTGCGATAAACGAATGATAAAATATTTATATGAAAGCTATCAAATTTTAGATGAATTATTCCCTTACACTAGAAGTTGTGAATTGCCCGCCGATAAAGGCAGTGATGGTATAACACATTGCGGAGAATGTTGGTGGTGTAGGGAACGTATGTGGGCATTCGGGAGATTGTGTTAAATGAACGTACCAGAAACAGACACCCTTAAACAAATAAACCAAGACACCAATATTACTGTTGTCCATGAACCTGCGTTGGCTGAATTTGCCGATAAATTTGATATGGCAAATTCAATGTTTGAAAAAATAGACAGCGATATTTCGCCCCATTTTTATACGCTAAACACCAATGAGCATCCGCGTGATACATTGAATGATAGATTGTCTAAATGGTTTTTCTTTGAAAAATATATGAGTGTATTTCCTGTAACATGTGATATCGCATTTATGGGCAATTCATACAGAGAAGTAACAACGTGGCAAAAATTAGATGAAATTGTTAGCGAAATGAGCGATGAATTATTGGCACAAAATCATTGGAATAGATTTGACTCTTTTTACACAGAACGAAGAAAAGTAAATATTAACGATAAGTTTATGCGTATATACGAAGAGTATTCCGCTGAAGGAGATACTATTCCTGAGTTTGAATTCTTTATAGAATTACGAAAAAAAGCCGTGGCAATAGCCGAAGAATTTTGGAACAAATATAACAAAAGTGAGTTTGATTCTACACAATATAACATGGTTGTCATAGAGTATAGAACACCGTTTGCTTTCGTGGATTCCGAGAATTTCAAACAACAACGATTTAACAACGCTATATGGGCAAGGCCGCATTGTGATGAAAACTATGGAGGTCTACATCTCGGAGAATCTGAAGCAGATAACTTTTATGTAATTAATCCTAATACTGGTGAATATCAGTATGTGAAAGAATTCGCTGACCCAGCAAATGCTGTATGGATGTGGGGGGCATATGAATCCGACCACGGATTTATACCCACCGAGCATGGCGTATATACAGAAAAAGAAAACGAAAAATATAATGGCAATCGTTACAGTATTATTCTTGATGTGTTAAGACCAGAGGATTTATAATGAGTACAGCAGATACCAGTCTTGTAAAAACTCCTTATAAAAAAGAAACATATACACAAGAGCAATTGTTGGAAATGGCTCGTTGTGCGGCTGACCCAAAATACTTCATAAGAAATCATTGTTGGATTCAGCACCCTACAAAAGGTCGTATGCGATTTGAATTATTCCCGTATCAGGAAGAGCTACTTGACGCATATCACGATTATCGTTATAGTATCGCATTGATATCACGGCAAATGGGTAAATCAACAGCCGCTGCCGCATATCTATTGTGGTACTCCATGTATGTGCCTGACCAAACGATTCTTATCGCTGCCCA